GAGCCACTCGGTCAAGTCACGCCAACCGCGTTTCTCGCATGCGCCGTGATGACAGCGGAATCCGCCGAACCAGTCGTTCTCCTGCGACGGTTCTGCGATCGCGGCTCCGTTGTCGATGCTGCCTGTATGTTCGTGCGTCCAGGGACAACGGACGTCCTGCCAACCGCCTAGATCGCTGTCCTGCCCCTTCAGCATGCCTGCGGCCCGCAGTTCCGCGCGTACCTCAACAAAGTGGCGCATCCGCTCCGGCGTTCCCTCACGCTCTACGCGCCGCAATCGCCTCGGGCCTGGGGAAAGGTCCAGCCCGTACGCCTTCGCCACGTCCTGCAGGCTGTAGCGACGTTCCGGTGCCCATTCCGCGAGGTTGACCCGGTGCCGGTGGTGCTTGGGCTTGCCGTTGATGCCGGCTGGCGGTCGGAACACGCGGTTGACGCCTGCCATGCCGGTATCGCGGCCCAGGAACTGGCGCTCGATGAACCCACGGATCAGCGCCTCGAACTTGGCCATGTCCGTGATGAGCTCGTCGAACAGGTAGACGGCCTGGAAATTGTCGGGCGAGGTTTCGATCATTGCGCTGGGCGGCAGCGGCTTGATCAGGCTGCGCGGGAACTTGCTGCCCGCGCCGGTGCCGATGTCGTCGATCATGAGCAGCAGCCCGCCAGCGAAGTTCTCCTTGCGGCGGCGGAACTCACCACGCCCGTTGCGGCGCATGGCGGAGACACAGAGGTAGACGTTGGCGAACTCGTCGATCATTTCTGTGTCGTTGAGGACGTAGGCGCGCCACTTGCCTTTTACGTCGTCGCCGGGATCGCCGCGAAATTGACAGAGCATGATGCGCGCGTCGTCGGGCACATTGACGCGCATCGCGCTCACGAAGGATCGTATGGCCTGATTATCCATGTGCGTCCGTAAGCGGTGAGGGTGCGTTTCCGCTTCAGGAGCAACCGGAACGGACGAACGCGCCCGCGCGGCAACCCGAGATGCAGGAATGCGCACTCGACAGATTTGTAGAGAACGCCGTCAACCTCCACACGCTCCTTGGTGGAGCGCCGCAGCCGCACCAGCGGGTCATCCCACCCATTCTGGTGCGGCTGTTGCTTGAAGGTCGGCAGCTTCCAGTTCAATGCCGCGTCCTATGATTTATCAGAGTTGGCGTGGCATCAGAACTTGCCGTCGTCCGCCTCGGCGTCTTCCTCGAACTTCGCCTTGGCCGCGCCGGAGCTGATCAGCCCGTGGAAGTCGCGCGCGGCTGCGTAGAGCGCCGGGTCGGTCAGCTCGCCAACCGGCTCGAACTTGACGCCGTACCAGCTGCCCTGATCGTTGGACTCCAGCACAGAGGTCGCCCGGATCTTGTTCATCCAGGTAGGCGGCGTCACGCCATTGATCTTCTTGGCACTCAACATGCTCATCAGCTGCTTGGACTTCTTGATCTGCGTGGAGGCCAGCGGCATGACGAACTGCACGCCGTCCTCGGTCATCCCGAAGTGCGAGCGTGTATCAATCAGGCGGTCGGACCGCTTCTCGCTCACCTCGCCGTCGTCCGTCGGGAAGTACAGGCGTCCCTCCAGCTCCTTCACTTCTCCAGACTCACGCATCGCGGCGACATCCTCTGGCAGGTATTCGCCCTTGTAACCCTGATCCGAGCCGCGCGGTGCCCAGCGCAGGAAGCGCCGCTGGAATGCGCAGGGCAGGAACACGACGCCTTCCTTGCCGTCGAACAGCTGCCCGGTCACGGTGTTCAGGAACATGCCGCCCTTGGCGCCTTCGATGTAGGCGGCGTCGCCCTCGTCGACCTGCGGCGAGATCTTCTGCAACACTCGCAGGAACGGGATGGCAAAGCTGTCCTTGTCCGTTCCCTCCATGCCGCCACCGGCGTCCGCGCCGAAGTCGATCGTGGTCGGCAGCTGCTCTTTCTTCTCTGTCATTTGCTTGCTCATTTCTTGTTCCTCTTGATTGTGGCCTTGCTGTAGGGGTAAACGTGGAACAGGTCCACTGGCACTGCGGTTCCGGCGGCCATCTGTTCCCTGACAAACGCCTTCAGCGTGGATGGGTGCACGTTCTCCTTGAGTGCGATGTTGTTGTAGTGCTCCTGCAACTCGTCAACGACGCGGACCGCATCGTCATGCTCGCCGCGTCCGAAGCTGAGTGACACCTCCGTCTTGATCAGCCCGCCGAAGCCATGGTCCAGCAGCCAACGCAGCGCGCCGGGTCGTGTGTCGTCCGTGATGCGCGCGTCCACGTCCTCCTTCAGCGACACCACCGAACCGTCCGACAGCTTCAGCTCGGTCAGCCCCAGCTCCGTCATAAGGTCCGGCAGATCCTCGCGCTCGGTGCGTAACAGCGCGGCCTTCGCGGTGCGCAGCTGGTCGGTCAACAGATCCACCTCCGCGCTCTGCCGCTCCAGCAGCTCGCACAACTGGACAACCCGCTCCAACCCGCTCACAGCTCGAACCCCACGACGTCGTACGCCTTGCGGTTGCGGTCCCAGCGCAGCACGTTTATGGGTCCGGCGACCTTGTCTGCTGCGTAGGCCAGCGCGGCCCCGATCATCAGCGGGTCGCCGATCGCCAGAATGTAGTCCTCACGCTCGAACTTCTGGGTGATCGTCTGCCACAGCGTGTCCAGCGCGATGTCGGGGTCGAAGTTGCCAGAAAGCACAGGCATCAGTTCCCCGTACTCCTGCGCTTCCTTCAGGTCGATGGAGGCGACGTTCTGTTTGGTGATGGGGTCGTACTTCGTATACAGGTGAGGTATCAACACACGCCTCATTTTCGTTCTCCTTGGGTTGGGTGCCGGGCTAGTATCGCCCCTGCACGGCGCAAGGGAAACTTTAATGAAAAAATATTTTTCAAAAGTGCTTGCTTTCTGAAACACAATGGGCCATAATAGAGTCATGGGGAACACAAACCCCGCCAACCGAACCAAGGAGAACTGAAATGATCAACCTCGAAACCGCCTCCACCGCGACCCTGGTGACCTTCTACAACACGTATGCCGCCAAGCCGGTGACCCGCTTCAGCGACCGCAAGACCGCCGTGCGCCGCGTCTCCCAGCTGCTGGAAGCGTTGAAAGCTGCCGAGCTGGACAAGGAGACCGTTTCCTACTACGGCGTGACCGAGTGCCCGCACTGCGGCGTCCACCTCAGCAACGGCGTGCACACGCACAACCATGAGGTGAACGGCAAGCCGGTCCCCAACGACACGCACGAGTTCCACTGCCTTGCCTGCGGCGGCGAGTTTGGCCGGGAGATCCGCAAGGCCCGCAAGAACCCGAACCTCGGCAACTCGATCGCGGCCAGCTGGAACGATCCCGAAGTGCGCGCCGCTCGCTCCGCTCGCCACCACGTGGAAGTGACCGACCAGCAAGGCGGCGTCCACGTCTACCGCTCCGTCAAGCAGGCCTTTGACGCGCTGGGCCTGCCCCTCGGCCAGCACATCAAGTTCCGGGGCGAGCTGAAGGCCGCTGGCGAACTGGCCTTCAACGGCTTCAAGTTCAAGGCCATCGAAGTCTAACCCAACCGGGCCAGGGACGGCCCATTTTTTTTGCTGAATTTATTTCAAAAGTGCTTGCTTTCTGCAACGCATTGGGGCATAATAGAATCTAAGAAGAGCGCAAAACCCAAGGAGAACTGAAATGCCCGCACCGATCCGCCAGTCCGCCGACTCCCGCTTTGTTGAGATGCAGCAGATCTCCCGCTCCCTCGGCGAGAACAATGACTGCACCGTGAAGGCCATCGCCGCGACGACCGGCCTGCAGTACGGCGTCGTCCACGCCCAGCTCCAGCACCACGGCCGCAAGAGCGGGCGCGGCGCGCACCTCTACACCATGGACGCAGCGCTGCAGTCCCTCGGCTTCAAGAAAGAGCGCGTCGCCCCCAGCCACTTCATCAATCAGTACCCCAAGAGCCACCAGATCCTGAAGTCTGTCACCACGCACCACGCGGATCGGTTCAACAGCGTCTGGGCCGATGGCAGCAACTACATCCTCTTCACCAGCAGCTACCGCCACGCGGTCGGCATCGTGAATGGAACGAATGTTGACTGGACTCGGGGCCGCGCCCAGCGCATCGTCGAAATCTGGAAGATCACCCGCGCCTGATCCACCCGGCCAAGGACGGCCAAAAATATTTTTCATAAATGCTTGCTTTCTGCAACCAAATGGGCCATAATATACTTAAGGACAACGGAGAAACGAAATGACGACTTCTGTGAACACCTCTGAATACCGCGCCGCCCACGGCAAAGAGCCCCGCGGCAAAGGTCGGTGGATGTTTGATCTTGGCCGCGAAAACGGTGAATGGCATGAGTTCGCGATGAACGCGAACTACGGCACCGCGCTCGCCGCCGCGAAGGCCGAAGCCAAGCGCCTCGGCTGCTACAAGATCGTTGTTTGTTCCTGAACCCAACCCAAGGAGAACTGGAATGTACACGCACCTCATCAGTTACGAGAAGAAGATCCCCGGAACCAACATCTGGGTGGAGTGCACCTTCCGAACCGTGCGCCAGAGCGCGCTGAAGGATGTCAAGGCGCTCCGCGCTCGCGGGTTCCGCAACGTCCAGGCCACGCCGCTGTGAAAGTCCCCAACGCTCACGCCGTCGTCCGCGATGGCAAGATCGTGGTCCTCGCCGGGAAGAAGGTGCTGCGCACCTTCGCCCGCAACCAAGAAGACAAGGCGCGCAGCTACCTGCGCGGCTGGAACAGCCTAGGAGAACAGAGATGATCGACGTAACCGCAGCCACGACCAACGAACTGGTCGCATTCTGGAACGAGCACGCACCGCAGTTCGGCGTGAAGCCGGTCAATCGCTTCGCCACACGCAGCGACGCCGAGCGCCGGGTGCGCGAGCTGATCGACAACATCGAGGCGCACGTGGACGACGAAGCCACTGAAGTGACAGACGTCGTTCACACAGACGCTCGCAGCGCAGGTGTCGCGCGGTCCTGGCAGGACCCAGAGGTGCGCGCCAAGCGTGCCCAGCGCACCAACATCCGGGTGGACGGCGTTGACTACCGCTCCGTCAAGCAGGCCTTCGACGCGCTCGGATTGCCGCTGAAGGAGCACATCCCCTTCCGCCAGCTGCTGAAGCGTGAGCGCCGCCTGGAAGCGTACGACCGCGTGTGGGAGGTGATGCCGTGAACGCAACACTCGCCACGTACAACTACCGCGCTCTGCGTGAGGCAGGGATCTCACCGGAGCGCGCCTACCTGGAGGCGGACACATGGGCAGTCCACGACATCGAGGTGCACGGGCACCAGTTCCGAGACGGCAAGCTGATCATCCGACTCTGTTCCACGCGGGAAGGCGCGGAGCCGTACGAGAAAGAGTTTCACTTGTGATGCTGGCGGTCAACGTCGCCATCTATGGATGGCTGGCGGCGCGGCTCGCGGGTTGGTGAAATTTATTTTTCAAAAGTGCTTGCTTTCTGGTTTGCAATGGGCCATAATACTCTTAAGCAAACAGGAGAACTGAAATGACCCGCACCAAGACGATCTACGATCTCCACGACCGCCTGAACGCGCTCCGCAAGGCTGCTGGCCTGAATCCGGTGTGGCGCCACGGCACCTCCAAGCAAACGATCCAAATCGAGATCAACCGCGCCGAGCGCGGCGAATTCAAGGAGAACTGAGATGCTGACCCTCAACGCTGTGAAAGAACTCGCGCCGTCCGCCTTCGCCGAGACGCACCCCATGTCGCCGCGCTACGGCCAACTCCACACGCACCGCGCGCTGGAGATCATGGGCGACGCCGGGTACCTGCCGGTGGACGCCTCCCAGCAACGCTCACGCGGTCGTGACCCGCGCTACACCGAGCACATGATCGTGCTGCGGCACGAGAACGACATCGAGACGCACTCGCCGCAGGTGCCGCAGATCCTGCTGTACAACAGCCACAACGGTCGCAGCACGCTGAAGCTGTACGTCGGCATGTACCGCTTCGTCTGCTCCAACGGCATGGTGGTCGGCAACGACCTCTACGCCTTCGCGCTCCGCCACAACCTGGAAGCTGCCAAGCAGATTGGCGACTTCCTGAGCGGCATCACCGGCCACGCCGCCGAACTCAGCAACGTCGTGGACCTCTGGTCCGCCAAGCAGCTGACCGAAGCGCAGGCCACCCGATTCGCCCAGTCCGCAGCGGAACTCCGCTTTGGTGCCAGCGCGGCGGCGTACGAGCCCAAGCAGCTGTTGGAGGCGCGGCGCTCGGAGGACGATGGGCGCTCGCTGTGGCAGGTGTACAACATCGTGCAGGAGAACACGATGAAGGGTGGCGTCGAAGGCCGCAACGCCAACAACCGGCGCGTGAAGAGCAAGCCGCTCACCGCGATCCAGTCCAACATCGCCTACAACCGGCAGCTCTGGTCGCTCGCCGAGCAGATGGCAGCCTAACCCAACCGGGCCAGGGACGGCCCACATCAACCCAGGAGACAAACGCCATGCCCGCAGGACGACCGCCAACCTACACAGACGACACCCGCGTGTGTCTCGCTGCCAGCGGCAAGTACAAGTTGCAGCAGGCCAGCGATCGCCGCGCGGTTGTTCAGCTGCTCGTGGACAACGCCGGGTGCATGACGCTCGGCGAGATCAACAAGCACTTCGGCTTCGACATCCGCCACCGCGTTATGGCGCTGGTGCGGCTCGGCTGGCTGGAGGTGCAGCCGTGATCGTCGGCGCGGGCCTCGCGGGCCTGATCGCCGCCCACGCTTTCCCGCGCAGCGCGATCTTCGAGGTGCAGCCGCGCCCGAACTCAATCCACAAGGCGCTGCTGCGGTTCCGCTCGGACGCGGTCAGCCAGCTGGTCGGCATCCCGTTCCGCAAGGTGACGGTGCGCAAGGGCATCTTCATGGGCGGTTGGTGGGTGGAGCCGAACATCGCAGCAGGCAACCTCTACAGCCAGAAGGTACTGGGCAAGGTTCTGGACCGTAGCGTCTGGAGCACCGAACCGGTGACGCGCTACGTTGCGCCGGAGGACTTCTACGAGCAGCTGCTGTCAGCCGCCGAGCACCGCATCCATTGGGGCACCGCATTCGAGTTCGATCGGGTGCGCCCGGACCCGGTCATCAATACCGCACCACTGCCGATCGCGCTGAAGGAGCTGGGCATGAGCGCCGCGCACCTGACCTTCGATCGCGCGCCGATTCAGGTCATGCGGTTCCGCATTCCGAACTGCGACGTGTTCCAGACCGTTTACTACCCTGACCCGGCGCACTCGCTGTACCGCGCGAGCATCACCGGCGATCTGCTGATCTGTGAGTTCGCGGAAGGCGCGCACGGCGACTGGGAGCGCGAGGTGGCACACTCGTTCGGCATACACGAGTGGCATCCGCTGGAATCCACCAAGCAGGCCTACGGCAAGATCGCGCCCATCGACGACCGGGAGCGCAAGGCGCTGGTTGCGCGGTTGACCACCGAAGCCAACATCTTCAGCATCGGCAGGTTTGCCACGTGGCGCAACATCCTTCTTGACGACGTCATTCACGACATCGCTGTCGTGAAGCAGCTGATCACCGCCTCAGCTTACGAACGTCGGTTGGCGGCCATCTAAGGAGAACGCAATGGAACAACTGGACCTCTTTGAGCGCACCGCGCCGCCCGTGGTGCGGCTGGTGAACTACACCGGTATGGGCAGGCCCGACGAGCGTTGGCACGCTGCTGACGTCCTGATCTTCACCAAGGCCACGCGGCTGAACATGACGCCGGAGCTGTTCGAGACTATCACCGCGATGTCCGAGCAGGACAAGCGTGCCGAGCTGGATTACATGGCCACGACGATCCCGAGCAGCTGGGAGTTCGTCGATGTCACCTTCCTGATAAGTGGCGTGACGCGCGCCTGTGCGCAACAGATGACGCGGACGCGGCAGGCCAGCTACGCGATGCAGTCGCAACGGGTGACCGACCTCTCGGACGCCACCGTGACCAATCCGTTACTGGCACACTCGGCAGAAGGCGCTGCATTCGCGCGCGCAACCGACGACGCGCTGGACGCCTACCAGGAGCTGATCGCGCTGGGCGCAACGCCGCAGGACGCGCGCGGCATCCTGCCGATGAATGTTCAGTGCAACCTCGTCGCCAAGTACAACCTGCGCGCGTTCGTGGAGCTGGTCACCGCCCGGAAGTCGCTGCGGACGCAAGGTGAGTACGCCGACATCGTGACGCAGATGGAGCGGTTGGTGCTGGAGGCTTGGCCGTGGGCCGCGCCGTTCTTCCAACCCAAGCAGGAGCACATCCTAACCATCCTGCAGCGCGTAGCAGACGAGATCGGCGTGGAGACGGGCAAAGGCCCAGGTTGGCAGATTGCCAAGGCTATCGACCTTCTGAGGAAGCTGTGATGAGCGCGCATACGCCGGGACCGTGGTTAGTGATTTTAACCAGCACGGGAGAATGGCAGGTATTCGCAGACAAATATAACGTCATCATTTGCGACAATGTTTGGGATCACACAGCAAACAAAACCGGAAACAGCATCGAAGCCAACGCCCATATCATCGCCGCCGCACCTGAGTTGCTGGAGGCGCTGATTGATATGGTGGCAATCGCGCAGCTCGATAAATGGGACCAAGCGGTTAGCGGCAGGCAGTCGTTTCTTTGGAACGCGAAAGTCGCCATCGCCAAAGCAAGAGGAGAGCTGTGATGTGGACTGTGTTCGACCTCGATGGATGCCTTTCTGACGATCGGCATCGGCGACACCTGTTACGCGCCGGGAAGTACGCGGAGTACCACGCGCTGCTCGGAACCGACCATCCGATGAACCGCGACCTCTGGGCCCGCGCCCAGCGCCGCATGGTCATCACGACGAGGCCCGAGCGTTACCGCAGTGACACGTTGGGTTGGCTGCGCAGGCACTTCCGTGGTGACTTCGATCTGCTCATGCGGCCCGCAGGGGATGCGCGCGGCTCGCCGGAGCTGAAGGTTGATCTTCTGTGCCGGGTCGCTGATGTGGACCCGGAAGACGTTGATGTTTGCTACGATGACCGCGAGGACGTTGTTGTTGCCTACCGACAGGCCGGTTACAACGCCAGCCTGCTGCCGTCGTCGAGCAGCGGCGTGCCGGAGATCCTGGAGCAGATGGCCGCGACGTTCCGGGAGCGCAACGGGATCTACCGTGACAACTACAAGCGCATCCCGTCCGTGGTTGGCGCGCTGTTCCCGTCCGGCGTCTCGGGCGAGCTGGTGATGCGGCCCGAATGGCACCTGTTCGAGTTGATTCTGGTCAAGCTGGCGCGGTTCGCCAACGCAGAGCTGAGTCACGTCGATTCCATTCACGACGTCGCGGTGTACGCGGCGATGATTCAATCCATCTTGGAGGAACGCCAATGAAGCACGCACTAGTGACCGGAGCCGCCAGCGGCCTCGGCGCGGCCATCTCCCGTGAGCTCACCATGGCCGGGATCAAGGTGTACGGCTACGACATCGAATGGGGCCAGGACGTTTGCCGACCCGGCAACCTGCCGGAGAAGCTGGACATCCTCGTCAACTGCGCGGGCGTGAACCGCATCAACTGGCTGGCCGACGTTACCGAGGAAGAGTGGGACCGCGTCATGGACACCAACGTCAAGGGCATGTTCCTGATGACGCAGGCGTGCTTGCCGCAGCTGCAGGCCTCCAGCGGCACGGTGCTGAACATCGTCTCCAACGCCGCGCACATGCCGATGCGCTGCTCTGCCGCCTACAACGCCAGCAAAGGCGCGGCGCTGATCCTGACCAAGCAACTAGCGCGTGAGCTGGCTCCGCACATCACCGTGTTCTCAGTCAGCCCGAACAAACTGTCGGGCACCGGGATGAGCGACGACATCGACCAGCAGGTTGTGAAGACACGCGGTTGGTCCCTGGCCGAAGCGCAGAAGTACCAACTGGCAGGCCTGCTCACAGGCGAGGAAACGCCAACCGGCCAGTGCGCAGAGTTCATCGGACACCTTCTTTCCAACAAGCAGCGGCACAAGTACCTCACTGGCTGCGACATCCCCTACGGAGCGTGACATGAAATTCAGAATCGAGCAAGTTGCCCTGCATCCCAAGAACCCAGAAGCCGCGATGGAGCTGCTCACCGCCATGGGCGCGGGCGACTGGGCCAAGGACCACGTTGTGGCGGCAGGTTCCGTCTTCGGCAGCGCGGCAACCAACGAGGCCAACCTGGCCTTTGAGTACGAGATGCTCGGCGAGGCGCGCGAGCTGGAGGTGCTGCAGTACACAACCTCCGACAACTGGATGGAGCTGCAGCCGTGGCGCGTGAGTCACCTCGGCATGCACTGCTCGCCGGAGGAGCTGGCCGAGTGGCGCGCGTTCTTCGCGGCGCGTAACATCCGCGTGGCACAGGAGGTCAAGACGCAGAGCCACAGCAACCCGGTCATCGCCGGGAAGCGTTGGTATAATTATGTCATCTTCGACACCTACGAGATCCTGGGTGTGGACATCAAGATCATCGTGCGTCATGATCGCCCTGATTTTTGACACGGAGACGACCGGCATCCCGCGCCATCCGCGCGCCAAGGAACAGCCCCGCATCATCGAGTGGGGCGGCGCGCTGGTGGACTCGGACGGCACGGTGCTGCGCGAGCTGGACCTGTTGATTGACCCGGAGGAACCATTGGAAGCCATCATCACCAAGATCACAGGACTCACTGACGAGGCGCTCGCTGGCCAACCGAAGTTCGCCGAGGTGATTCCACAGCTGCGCGAGATGTTCGGCGCGGCGGACGCGGTGGTGGCGCACAACCTGCCGTTCGACAGCACCTTGATGGAGCTGGAGCTGGCGCGTGCCGGAGTCACGGAATGGCCGTGGCCCGCGCGGCAGATCTGCACGGTGCAGGAGCACGCGGAGGAGTGGGGCCGCAGACCGAAGCTGCTGGAGTTGTACGAGCACTACGTCGGCGAGAAGCTGGAGCAGAAGCACCGCGCGCTGGATGACGTCATGGCGCTGGCGGCGGTTGCGCGGGCGTCGGGAGTTCTCCTGTGATCCCCCAGCTCAGAGTCCGCGCAGAATACAGCTTCCGCACCTGCTACGGCCCGGTGGCCCGCGTGGCACAACGCCTCGCGGATCTCGGGTGCGGCGCGGCGGGCATCGTTGACACAAAAGGCACTTGGGGCCATGTGCCGTGGGAGCAGGCGCTGCTCAAGCACGACATCCAGCCGCTGTTCGGCGCGGAGTTCGTCGTGGAGCAGGAGGACGGTCGCAAACCGCGCTGGTGGGGCCTGGCAGAGGACCTTGCCGCCTTCTATCGCTTTACGTCGAACGCCAGCGAGACGCCACGAGGTGTGGTCAGGTTCGCAGGCGCGGCCCTGACGGACCCGGAGACGTTCGACTACATCGACATCAACCCGCGTTCGCGCCGCCGCACCCGTGCCGCGCTGGACTTGGCACGTCACACAGGCAAGCCGGTGGTGCTGACCAGCGATGCAGATTACCCAGCGCCCGAGGACCGCGAGCGGTTCCTGGCATGGGACGACTCCAAGAAGATGACGCCGCAGTGGCTGCTGACCGACGACGAGCTGCTGCGCGCATTCGACTGGTTGCCAGAAGACGTTGTGCGCGCCGCCGTACGCAACACGCACGAGGTCGGTGAGCGCCTGTCCGGCTTGCGGCTGCGTCGCGCGCCGATGATCTCTGTGCCCGGCGATCTCGCTGCGTTGGTTGAAGCGGGCCGTCAGCAGCGCCTCGCCAGAGGCCACATCAAGGAGTGGACGCCGGACTACGCCGCGCGGTTGGAACGTGAGCTGGGCCTGATCCGCGACAAGCGGTACGAGAGCTACTTCATCATCGTCGCCGACATGATCAACTGGGCCAAGCAGCGCATGCTGGTCGGTCCCGCGCGCGGCTCGTCCGCTGGCTCGCTGGTCTGCTTCCTGACGGGAATCACAGAGGTTGACCCATTGGTGCACGGGTTGATCTTCGAGCGGTTCATCGACATCAACCGTGCAGACCTGCCCGACATCGACATCGACTTCAACGACCAGAAGCGCGAACTGGTGTTTGAGTACCTGAACGAGAAGTATGGCCGCGAGAATGTCGCGCGCATCGGCTCGGTCAACCGGCTGAAGAGCCGCTCTGTGATCGCGCATGTCGGCAAGAAGTTGGGCATACCGCACGGCGCGGCATTCGGCGTCACCAATGTGCTGATCGAGTACAGCTCTGGCGATTCGCGGTACGGCAAAGGGCTGGAGGACACGCTCACCACCACGCAACCGGGCCGCGACTTCATGGCGCGCTACCCGGAGGCGTCGCTGATGGGCGAGCTGGAGATGCACGCCAGCCACACAGGCGTCCACGCGGCGGGCATCATCGTCAGCAACGAGCCGGTGATCGAGTACTGCACGGTGCAGGACGGCGTCGCCCAGATCGACAAGAAGGACGCGGAATACCTGAACCTGCTCAAGATCGATGCGCTGGGCCTGCGCACACTCGGCGTAATCGAGGACACCGGCTGCGTGACGCCGCAGCAACTGTACGACCTGACGCTGGACGACCCGGCTGTCTTCGCGGTGTTCAACCAGCGCAAGTACGTCGGGTTGTTCCAGTTTGAAGGCGCGGCGCAACGGCGCGTGGCGATGCAGATCCCCGTCACCGACTTCCGGCACATCGACCACGTGACCGCGCTGGCACGGCCCGGACCTCTCGGCGGCGGCGCGGCGAACACGTACATCAATCGCAATGCGGGCCGCGAGGCGCTGACCTACCGCCATCCATCCCTGGCAACCTATCTTGGTGACACGCAAGGCGTCGTGCTCTACCAGGAGCAGGTCATGCGCATCGTGAAGGAGCTGGGCAGCTTCAGCTGGGAGGACACGTCCACCGTGCGCAAGGCCATGAGCGGACGCAAAGGCGCGGAGTTCATGAACCGGCAGGGACAGAAGTTCGTGGAAGGCGCTATGGCCAACGGCCTGAGCGCAGAGGATGCAGACGCCATCTGGCACGAGATCTTCACCTTTGGCGCGTGGGGCATGAACAAGAGTCACACCGCGTCTTACGCCATCATCAGCTACTGGTGCGCGTACATGAAGGCGCACCACCCCATCGAGTACGCGGCGGCGTGCCTGCGCCACGCGAAGGATGATGAGCAGGTTGTCGAGATCCTCCGTGAGCTCAGGGGCGAAGGCATCAGCTACGTGCCGTTCGACTTCGATCTGTCCGAGCAGAACTGGTCCGCGAAGGACGGCAAGTTGATCGGTGGCTTCAGCAACCTCGTCGGCATCGGCCCGGTCAAGGCGCAATACTACGTGCAGAAGCGCGCGGAGTCCGGTCTGGACGAGGACGACATCCTGAAGCTGGGCAAGCACGCGGTGAAGCATCAGGACCTGCGACCCGCGCACTCCATGTGGGGCGACCTGTACGCACGGCCCGACGAGTTCGGCGTGCGCGGCCCCATCCGAGAGTTCGCGCGCCTCAACGACGGCGACAACGCGGTGGTGATCTGCAAGCTCGTGCGCCTAGAGCGCCGGGACGAAAACGAGACGGTGCGCCTCAACAAGCGCGGCTACGCCAAGCAGGGACAAACGCTGTTCCTGGATGCCTTCGTCGTGGACGACTCGGTGAGCAAGCCGATCGTGCTGCGGCTGCGCCCGCGCCTGTGGAACACGCACGGCGAGTTGATGGCTGACCGTGCGGTGGCCGGTGAGGATTGGTTCCTCGTGCGTGGCCGCTGGCTGGAGCAGTTCTCGATGATGATCGTGGAGAAGATCCGCTGCCTGACCAACCGGGAGATGTTTGAATGAGATTGAAGGAACAGCGCCTCTGGGACACGATGAAGCGCAACGCGCCGCCGGACGTCTGGATCCAGCGCGTGGAGAACCTCGTCGTGGCTGGCATGCCGGATCTGTTCGTCGCAGGTCCGAGCAGGAACAGCTGGGTGGAGCTAAAAGCGCCGACGCGGCCCAAGCGCGAGACGACGCCGCTGCTCGGGAACAAGGAAGGCCTGAACGCTGACCAGATCAACTGGCACTTGAAAGCCGCCACACGCGCGGTGCGCAGCTATGTGCTGATCCGCGACAGCGCCCAGCAGCTCTACCTCGTGCCCGGAGCGTACGCCCGCGAGATCAACCACTGGACGCGCCACACGGCTGGGCTGTTCTCGGCGGCGGATTACTGGCCCGACATCTTCTTGGAGATCTGCTGAAATTTATTTTCCAAAAGTGCTTGCTTTCTGCTTTGTAATGGGCCATAATATAATCAAGGACAAAGGAGAAACGAAATGAAAAACGACTTCCTCTACATCGCCGACCAAGCCTCCGCTCCCGAGAAGGGCTGGACGAATGCGCAACTCGCCAACTTCCATTACTTCAACCCCAACGGCTTGTACGCCGCCAAGAAGGCGCGCGATCAGCAAGTCTCGAAGTTGGTCGAGGAGCACGGTCTGCCGAGCGGCGCGATCCTGGCCTACGGCGGCCTCAACAACTACACCACCGACCGGCTGACGAAGCTGGCCAACCAGAAGCGCGTCAACGGAATCACGCTGCGCACGATTCTCCAGATGCTGCAGAAAGACATCGACGCCGCTGACCGCTGGATCGAAGAAAACAACGGCTAACCAATCACCCGCGCCAAGGACGGCGCTGAAGGAGACTGAATGAAAACACAACCGATGGCGCACCAAACAGAAGGTCTGCGCCGCCTGAGTGCCGCGCCGGAGTTCTACGCGCTCGGCTGCGAGCAGGGCACTGGCAAGACCTGGATGCTGCTGGCCGACGCAGAGCGCCGCTTCCTCGCGGGCGAGATTGACGCGCTGTTCGTCGTCGCGCCGAAAGGCGTGCACGTGAACTGGGTGCGGCGCGAGATCCCGGCGCACGTCAGCGTTCCTGTGCGCGCGGAGTTCTGGCTTTCCGGCGCGAGCAAGAAGCACATGACGCGGTTGGAGAAGCTGATGACGCCGCCCGAGGACCGCGCCTTGACGGTTCTCACGATGAACATCGACGCGGTCAATACCAAGACTGGCTTGGCCTTCGCGCGCCGGTTCCTGCAGCGCTACCCGGCGATGATGGTCGTGGACGAGAGTCAGCGCATCAAGAATCTGGACGCAATGCGCACCAAGCGCGTGTTGTCGCTCGGCGCGTTCGCCGCGACGCGGCGCATCGCTTCCGGCACGCTGGTTCCCAACAGCCCGCTGGACCTGTTCGGGCAGTTCGAGTTCCTGCGACCTGGTCTGCTCGGCACGCGGTCCTACCGCGCGTTCGTCTCGGAATACGCAGAGCTGCTGCCGCCCTCGCACCGGCTGGTGCAGGAGATCATGGGCCGCTCCCGACGCGGCGGCGTGCCGCAGTTGGTCAACCGCGACCGCTACGGACGCCCGATCTACCGCAATCTCGAGAAGCTGGCGCACTTGATGTCGCCGCATACGTATCGCGTGTTGAAGTCCGAGTGCCTTGACTTGCCGGATAAGATCTATCAGACCCACTATTTTGAGTTGGGCACGCGGCAACGCCACCTTTATGAACGCGTCAAGAGCGAACGACGCTGGGAGCGTGATGACGGTGAGCTGGACACGTTCACCGCGCTAACCGTCCTCAACAAGTTGCGGCAGGTGACGTCCGGCTTCCTGCTGCTCGACGGTGAAGCGCAGCACCTGACAGACCACAAGCCGCGTCTTGATGCACTCAAGGAGATTGTTGAGGACATCGATGGCCAGTTCATCGTGTGGGCGTCGTTCCGCGAGGAACTCGCGCACGTAGAACGCGCGCTACACGCCGCAGGGATCGAGACGGTCGCCTACCACGGCGGCGTCGCCGGGAAGGCGCGAGAGCGTGCCGTGGATGCCTTCCAGAGCGGAGAAGCGCGCGCCTTCGTCGGGCATCCGGCGGCAGGCGGAACC